CTTGACGATTGCCGCAGGTGCGGGTTTACTTTTTCCACCAGCAGGTGTGATTATTTTAGGTGTCGGCTTACTTGCTTTTGGCATAGCCGTTGAGCGAGGTTAGTAATGCTAGGCAATTTCTTTGAGAGCAGAAATGTAAGCTTCCAGTCAATCTGGGGTTCAGGCGAAGTTTGGCAACTAGATACTTCTGCTGGTCAGCTAATGAATACTCAGAAGTCGCTAGAGATTTCAGCTTTCTTCTCAGCAGTCAGTCTTATCTCTGACACCATCTCGACTTTGCCAATCGAAGCTCATGTTCACTCTGGACTAAACAGGATTCCGTTAGAGCCACAGCCAGCTTGGGTAAATCAGCCAGATGTAGACATGACTCGACAGGGACACTACCAGCAAGTTCTTATCTCTCTCTTGATGCACGGCAACTCTTACACTCGCATCTTCCGTGACCGCAACGGTGAAGTTGTAAACCTGATGGCGCTTGACCCAGAAAGAATGAAGGTCACTCGGTCAGCAGTTGGTCGCAAGCTTTACGAATACGAAGATGACAAGAACCTAATGACTGCCGACCAGATTATTCATATTACTGATTTGGTATTGCCAGGCAAGCTTGTCGGAACTAGCCGAGTAGAGAAACTTCGTGAAGCACTTGGACTAAACCTTGCACTACAGCAATACGCAGCTCGATTCTTCGGTGCTGGTGCATCAGCTCAGGGAGTTATTGAGTTTCCTGGCAACCTAACACCAGAGCAAGCAAAGAACCTTGCTGATGGTTTTGATTCACGCCACAAGAACAACTCACGCAGGGCGCACCGCACTGGTGTTCTTTCAGGTGGGGCTAAGTTCATTTCAACTCAAGTAGATCCTGAGAAGTCTCAGGCACTTGATTCACGCAAGTTCGGTGTAGAAGAAATCGCTCGTATCTTCAACATCCCATTGCACATGCTCGGTGTTCCTGACACAGCAAGCTACGCTTCGGTTGAGCAGAACGCAATTCAGTTCGTGACTCACACACTTCGCCCATACGCTGAGAAGATTGAGTGGGCTTACTCACGCCTGCTTCCGCCAAACGCTTACATCAAGTTCAACTTCAACGCTTTGCTTCGTGGAGACCTAGAATCACGCTTCAACGCTTACTCGGTTGCTACTCAGGCTGGCTTCTTGTCCATAAACGATATTCACGCCTTAGAAGACATGCAGCCTGCTGAGGGTGGAGACATCTACAGAGTTCCACTAGCCAACATAAACCTTCCAGACGCAAAGCTTGTTGGCGAGCAGATGATGTACGACATTGTTTCCAAGCTTGTACAAGCTGGATACCAGCCAGATGACATCTTGTCTACATTCGGTTTGCCAGCTATTCCGCACTCTGGAGTACCTAGCGTTCAGTTGCAACCTGTTGCTCAGATTGACCCGAACGCTCCGACAACCGTTTACGAGGAGTAGTCTTGGCAATCTCAACTGGTGCAATTTCTGTTGGAACTACTGCCACAATCATTGACGGCACTTACAACTCTAACTTTCAACTAATCGTTCACAACAACGACAACACAGATGCGGTTTATCTTGGTGGAGCAGATGTGACTATCTCTACTGGATTGAAATTAGATAAAGGACAGTTTCTTCAGTTGAACATGAATCCACTTGATAGCGTTTATGCAGTGTCAGGCAAAACAGGACACACAATCAGTTTTATGAAGCAGGTCTAATGCCTTACTACATCACAGACAAATCGAGCGAGTGTCCTAGTTGGGCAGTCGTAAAAGAAGATGGCGAGCTACTTGCTTGTCACGACTCTAAAGACTCTGCCATAGAACAAGCTATTGCTGTGAGCCTCTCCGAGGATGTTGAGTTCGGTGGGGAAAGAGCAGCGGTTGGCCTGCTTGCTTCTGGAGACTTCGTTACTTGGGATGTCAATGACCCAACAGTAGTTGCTCAAGTTGTAGTTGTAGAAGATCAGTACGCGGTTGTTAGAGTTTTTGAGTTTGAGTATGGGGTATTCAGTCCAACCGACAAACTAATGGTCATAAATGTTTTGAGCATTGAAAAAACTCAAAGGCCAGAGCGCATCGCTGTTGAAGAAGAAGACGAACCAGATGCCTCAGATTCAGTTGAAGACATGAGCGATGAAGTACAGCCAAACGAGGAGTTTATGTCTCGTGCTTTGCCAGACGAGCTACAAGTTGGTGACTTTGTTTCTTGGCGTGCATCAGGTGGTCGGGCTAGAGGTCGAATCACACGCATAAACCGTAATGGTGACTTGACTGCTCCTGAAAGCGACTTTACTGTCACTGGAACACCAGATGACCCAGCCGCACTAATTCGCATTTACGAGCAGACTGCAGAAGGCTGGAGAGAAACACCAGTAATCGTGGTACACAGATTTACAACACTTACAAAGATTGACGAGCTTCGGTCAGAGAGCCGTGCCATAAACCAAGAAGCACCTGCCTACATGAGAGCTGCTGCTCGCCGTGGGCTTGAGTATTACGAGCAAGGTCTTGCTGGCGATGGTGTTACACCTGGCACTATTCGTGAAGCTAGAGCAATGGCACAAGGCACAATCAGCGATGACAAGTGGATCAGGATTGCCGCTTGGATTGCCCGACACCTTGTAGACCTAGATTCACCAGATGCAAACCCAGAATCAGACAACTATCCATCAGCAGGTGTGGTTGCACATCTACTCTGGGGTTCAGGACCATCTAAGAGAGCCGCACAAAGAACTAAAGACTACGCTGATTCGGTTGTTGCTAGAATTAGAGCAGAGGAAACTAACGGTATGAGAACAGACAACAAGTGGCTAGATGTAGCCAGAGCTATTGCTCTAAAGATTGACGGCCCTAGGCCAGAGTCTAAAGAGCCAGAGGTTCGAGTAAACAGCACCGAGATTGAAGTTCGGTCTGAGGGCGATGGTATGACCTTTAGTGGATACGCCTCTGTCTTTGACTCACCGTCTGAGGATCTTGGTGGCTTCATTGAGTATGTTGCTCCTGGTGCTTTCAAGCGCTCTCTACAAGCACGCAACGAAATCAAACTTCTCTGGAATCACGACACAAGCGAGCCTCTAGCTTCGGTTCGCGGTGGAAGCCTTCAGTTAGTTGAAGACAGCCGTGGACTAAAGGTGACTGCAAAGCTACCTAACACAACTCGTGGTCGTGATGTTGCAGAGCTGCTTCGCTCAAAGGTTATTGACTCAATGTCATTCGGCTTCAATGTAATCAAAGACTCTTGGTCAAACAATGGCTCGGTTAGAACTTTAGAATCTGTAAGGCTCTCGGAAGTCTCAGTGGTCACTTTTCCAGCATATTCCGCTACTACTGCAACTGTCAGGTCAATGCAACCAACGATTGACGCAGATGAACTTGCTAACGCACTTCTAAAGCTAGAATCAGGTGAAGACTTGGATGAAAAGTCGGCTACTTTGATTACAGATGTAGTTGGCAAGCTAAGACAGCAGCCTGAAGCTGAAGTTGAAACTGGCGATAACGGTCTTGCCCTGCTTGACCTAAAGAAGAAACAACTCGACCTACTATTGAAAAGGATCTAAATGTCTACCAAAGAAGAAATCAAGGATGCCATCCTAAAAGCGGCTGGCTACCCATCAGTAGGCGTTATTGCTGACATGGCAGATGAATTTGCCGATGCTGTAGTAGCCCTAGAAGAAAAGTCTTCGGCCCCTGCTAAAGAAGTCAGGGTTGTCGAATCCAAAGAAATCAGGTAAACTGATTTCCTGCCCCTCACCAAGTATTCCCTTCCTTGGTGGGGGGCCTTTTCTTTTACCGTGTTTTTTCCAACTAATAGACTTGTCATAGCAGTTGAGTGTTAGCACCGCTGTATCTGTTGAGTGTCAGCACCGCAGGAACCCATAAAAAACTATTTGAGGAGACTACATGTCTGAATTTGTAAAGTCTCAGGTAGAAGTTCGCAACAACTTGATTGCTCAGGCACGCGAGGTCCTAGACCTAGCTGCGGCAGAAAAGCGCGGACTATCTTCTGAGGAAAACGAGAAGATTGCTCGTATCGAGGCTGACATTGACCAGCGCGATGCAGCGATTGACACCGCACGCAAGCTAACCGAGCGCGAGAACCGCGCTAACGAGGCTGCTGCAACACTAAACACAACCCCAGAGGAAAGCCGTAAGTCTGAATCTGACATTTTCCGTTCAATCGCTATGGGAGAAATCCGCGGCGGTCACGAGTTCAAGTCAGAAAAGCGTACACTTACTTCATCTGACAACACTGTTCCAAAGAGCTTCTACGACCAGGTATTCCAGATCGCAAGACTGGCTGGTCCAATGCTTGATGTTGGACAGGTTATCAACACCGCTACTGGTGAGTCACTAACCATCCCAACCCTTACTGCTCGCTCAACTGCGACCATCAAGGGACAGGCTGTTCAGATTTCTGACTCTGACCCAGTATTCAGCTCAATCGTTTTGGGTGCTTTCAAGTACAGCTTCCTAGTACCTGTTGCAAACGAACTATTGAACGATGCAGGATTCGACCTATCAGCTCTTATTGCTGAGCAGGCTGGAAACTCAATCGGTTTCGCAGTAAACACTGGTCTAACCACTGGAACTGGAACCGTTGAGCCTACTGGTGTTATGACTGCTGCTGCTTCTGCTGTAACTGGTGGAACTGGAGTATCAGGTGCTGCTTCATACGAGAACCTGATTGACCTAATTTACGCACTAGACGGACAGGCTCGTCTACTTCCTGGTGTTGGATTCATCACTGGTAAGTCTGGCCTAGCTGCTATGCGCAAGCTAAAGGATGGTGCAGGTAACTACATCTGGACTGACTCAGCAGTCCCAGGACAGCCAGCAACCTTGCTTGGCTACCCAGTGTACGAAAACCCAGCGGTTGCTGCGGTTGGAACTAACGCATTTAGCGTTGGTTTCGGACACCTACCTAGCTACAAGATTCGCACCGCTGGTGGAATCCAGGTAGCACAGTCTAGCGACTTCGCATTTGACAAGGATGTAACCACATTCCGTGTCACCATGCGTGTAGACGGAAACCTAACCCACTCTGCACATGTTGTGAAGTTCCGTGGTGGCGCAAGCTAATCACTAGCTAAAAGCTGAAAGACCCCAAGCGTGTAGGTTCGCTTGGGGTCTTTCTTTTGCTATGCTGAGGACAAAGAAAGGCAACCTACATGTCAAAAATAAAAGGGACTGTTTCTGTATTCTCAAATTCACCTGGTCAGCCGACTGGCTACGGCATCGCTGCTGAAGCGCTAGTACAAAGACTAAAAAGAGATGGTGCAGATGTCGCTGCTATCTCTAACTACGGCAACGAAGGTATCAAAACTCAGTTCGCTACAGAATACGGCGATGTGCCTGTCTACCCGCGTGGAACTGATGCCTACTCAAACGACTCAGCTATCTTGGGACACAAGCACTGGAGAGCGCTAAACAAAAAGCAACCTGATCTACTAATTACTCTTTATGATGTTTGGGTTTTCCAAGGCAAAGCTTGGGATGGCTTGAATGTGGCATCCTGGACACCTATTGACCACAGCCCAGTTCCACCAGCCGTAGCTAAGTGGAGCGCAAAAGAAAATGTCACGCCTCTTGCAATGTCAAGATTCGGTCAGAAAGAGCTAGAGGCAAAGGGCATAGATTCCATCTACATCCCGCACTCTATAGACACTAAGGTCTTCAATCGCAGAGAAAAGATTGCTGGGCAGTCAATCGAAGACTACATGGGATTCGGTAATGACCGCTTTGTAGTCGGCATGAACGCCGCTAACAAGTCTGGTGGAATCATTCACCGTAAAGCCTTTGGTGAAAACCTTATGGCCTTCTCTATCTTCTGCAAGAAACATCCAGACGCAATGCTGTACATCCACACAGACCCAGTTAGTCCGCATGGATGGAACCTAATGGGACTCGGTGAGATTTTAGGTATTCCAAAGGACAACATGACCTTTGTAGATCCAGTTAGCTACCGATTCGGTATTAGCCAAGAAGACCTAGCTGGCATCTACAGCTCGTGGGATGTCATGCTTGCTACAAGCTACGGAGAGGGATTCGGTATCCCGACAGTTGAGGCTCAGGCTTGTGGCGTGCCAGTTATTGTTTCTGACTTTGCTGCTTCGGCTGAGCTGGTTGGCGAAGGATGGACCGTTAGCGGTCAGCCTTTGTACGACAATGCACAGGCATCTTTTTTCACCATCCCTTCAGTCCCGCTAATCGTGCAGGCATTAGAAGAAGCCTACGAAAGAGGAAAAGGCAAATCTGATAAGGCTATTGAGTTCGCTCAGCAGTATGACCATGATGTTGTATGGGATAAGCACTGGAGACCAGCCCTAAAGAAGCTGCTCAAGTGATTCCAGTCTTAGGCTTCTGTACGCTAAGTCGTTTTGATTTGGCAGAGAAGCTAATGATGTCTATTGACTATCCAGTTGAGAATTTAGTAGTCATTGACAACTCAGGTACTCAAAACTGGATGCCACCACGAGTAGCTATGGCAAAAAATCAGTGGAACATTCAAGTACCAGAGGGACTCGGTTTAGTTGGTGCATGGAACCTGATTGTGAAATCCACGCCGTCTGCCCCTTACTGGGTGCTTGTAAATGACGATGCTTGGTTTGAACCAGGAGCGCTTGCCAAGATTGCTGAAGAAGCAGATCCTGAAGCTCTTGTTTTTCCAGACATTGTGCCTGATTGGTCGTGCATTGTGCTTGGTGAGAAAGTTGTAGAGAAAGCAGGGCTTTATGACGAGCGTTTTTACCCTCTTTACTTCGATGACAACGATTATGAGCGCCGAATTGACAAAAAGGGCATTGAAATCAAGCGAATACAGGCAAAAGTGCATCACGAAAACAGCTCTACGCTCAAAAGCGGCTATCAAAGCCAAAATTCGGTCACATTTAGGGCTAATCAGGCCCTTTTTGACAAGAAAGTGGCTGAAAATGACTATTCAGAGGGTCAATGGAGCCTAAAAGTGCGGAGAGACAACTCTTGGGCGTAATTTACACAGGCGGAACCTTTGATTTGTTCCATGCGGGTCATGTTGAGTTCCTAAAACGCTGTTCAGAGCTAGGTACAGTCGTTGTAGCACTAAATACCGATGAGTTCATCGAAGAATACAAAGGCAAGCCGCCAGTAATTAGTTATGCAGATCGCAGGAATGTTTTGCTTGCTTGCAGGTATGTAGATTCGGTTGTACCTAACATCGGCGGAGCTGATAGTCGCATCACAATAGAAACTGTTATGCCAGACCTAGTTGTGATTGGTTCCGACTGGGCAAGGCGCGATTACTATACTCAGATGGCTTTTGACCAAGACTGGCTAGATAGTCGGGGCATTGGGCTTTGCTACATTCCATACACCCAAGGAATTAGCTCTACTGCCATCAAGGAGCGTATGCGATTTAGGCGATAGACTAGACCTAGATTTAGCAAAGGAACCCAATGGCAATTACCAATGGATATGCGACCCTGGCTCAAGTAAAAGGCGCACTCCGAATCACAGACAGCGTAGATGACTCTCTACTGGAAATGGCTATTGAGTCTGCTTCAAGACTTATTGACGGCTACACCTATCGCTACTTTTACAACGCAGGCACAGCAGTTAGAAACTTTGCTGCCGAGGACTCTTACCTAGTAAACATTGACGATTTGGTCAGCATCTCAGAACTAAAGACAACTGACGAAATCGGTAGCGACTACACCACTTGGCTTGCAACTGATTATCAGCTACAGCCAGTAAACGGAAAACAAGACGGACTCAACATTCCGTACACAAGCATCCTTGCTGTAGATGACAAACTATTCAACACACTTGGAAGCCAAGCTCTTGTTCGCATTACTGGAGTATGGGGCTGGTCAGCAGTTCCAATCGCAATAACTCAGGCAACCATCATTCAGTCATCCAGAATTTACAAGCGTCTTGACTCGCCTCTTGGTGTTGCAGGATTCGGTGATCTTGGAGCTATCCGTGTTGGTCGTTCGCTTGACCCAGATGTTGAGCAGCTAGTCATGCCGTACCGCATTATGAGGAACTTCGCCTAATGGCTTCTATCTCAGACATCCGCGCTGGGATTGCCACTAACCTGGCAACCATTACTGGTCTCCGCACATCAGCAGAAATCCCTGACAACCCAAACCCACCTGTGGCTATTGTGTCTCTGGATTCGGTCAATTACGACAGG